CTATTGTCGAAGACCGTTGTTAACAAAAGTAAAGCGCCAGCACCGATTAACCCTATCAGATCGGCAGCCAACGGGCGAGATGTGAACCTGACTAGCGATGGTCAATTCCACGGTTCGTATCAATCCTGGAAAGCAGCACGACTTGCTGGGCGAATCCGCTAGCGAAACAAACGCAACAATCCAACATTTGGAGAAACTTAAATGGCAAATAATTTACTAACGATCAGTATGATCACAAACGAAGCCTTAATGGTTTTGGAAAACGAGTTGACCTTCTCAGGCCAAGTCGATCGCAATTATGACGATCAATTTTCTGTCACTGGTGCGAAGATAGGCGCGACCCTCAATGTCCGCCGTCCTGGTAGGTTCGTAGGTACAACTGGCCCAGCATTGAACGTTGAAGACTTTAACGAGACTTCTGTTCCAGTAACACTTTCGACTCAGTTTCACGTCGACACCCAATTTACTAGCCAGGACCTGGCTTTGTCATTGGACGCATTTTCGGATCGCATTCTCAAACCCGCGGTGGCAGCAATTGCCAATAAGGTGGACTTTGACGGCCTGACAATGGCTAAGAACAACACCGCCAACATCGTTGGTACAGCTGGTACACCTCCAACTGGTCTTATTACATATTTGACCGCTGGTGCGTATCTTGATTCTGAAGGCGCACCACGCGATGGCCGCCGTTCATGCATCATCGAACCATTTACTTCTGCAACCATTGTTGACAGCTTAAAAGGTTTGTTCATGCCATCGGACAAAATCAGCGATCAATACACTAAAGGCATGATGGGCCGCGATTCCGCTGGGGTTTCATGGTACATGGACCAAAACGTTGTGGCACAAACATTCGGTTCGTACGCAACTGCGACCCTGGCTTGTGCAACCACTACCGCTACTGGTTTCTTGACCTCTGGCTGGGCTTCTACTTCGACTATTGCGTTAACTGCAACGACCGCCACTGCTGGTCTGAAACAAGGTGACGTAATCCAGATCGATGGCGTATACGCTGTTAACCCACAGAACCGCCAGGCCTACGGCAGCAACAAGCTCCGTAACTTTGTGGTGACAACTGCCGTGACCGTGGCAACTTCTGGCACTACAAACGTGACAGTTAGCCCCGCCGTGATCACAGCTGGTCAGTTCCAAAACGTGTCGATCCCGACTACTTCTGCAACCGCAGCAGTAACACCGTTTAATAAGACAGGAACAGTAAGTCCGCAGAATATTGTAATGCATAAGAATGCATTTTGCTTAGCTACGGCAGATTTAGAGCTTCCTGACGGAGTCCATTTTGCTGGACGCGCTAGTGATAAAGAACTAGGTTTGTCTTTGCGTGTAATACGCCAGTATACAATTAACAATGATAGTATTCCTACTCGCGTTGATGTGTTGTATGGCTGGGCCCCGCTTTACCCTGAGTTGGCTTGCCGCGTTGCAGCCTAAAGTTAATGGGGGCTAAACACCCCCGTTTCATTAAACATTTTTAAGGAAAACATATCATGGCTAATCCAGGACCAGCAAGTACCACAACGATTCACCCTTCGCAGCTATCCACGAACCAAGCGATCCGCCTTTTGGCCTACGCTAGCGCCGTGCCAGTTAGCCAAACGGGTGACGCAGCTGTAACGCTTCCAATCAATAACACTTCTTCATATAACGTGCAATTTGTAGCGATCACAAACGCTAACGTTGACGTTAGTGGTGGTGCATTGGCTATTTGGACCGCGCCAGCTGGAACAGGAACTGAGATTGTTACCAACGCTTCGTTGACTAGCAATACCAGCTCAACCTATGTGACCAACGCAACCGTAGTATCTGCAACAAAGGCTACACGTTTGACAGCTCAAACCTTGTACGTCAAGGTCGGAACTGCCGTTGCTGGTGGTACTGTAGACATCTTCGTTTACGGATACGATTTCAGCGAGTTTTAATCGTTGATTAAATAAGGGAAAGCCACTCTCAAAAGGGGTGGCTTTTTCCTTTTTGAAGCCTATAATTCAGACACAATTTTGAAGGATTGAACATGGTCAACACTTCCGTGATGCGATATAGCGGTCGCACTTATGCCCTGGACCTCACAACATCTGCTAGCACCGCGCTTCTAATCGAAGCCACTACAAATGACCAAACCAATTACGTTTCGTTGATCAATACGGGAACTGGTAAGGCTGCCGTTGAATTTTCTAATTCCAGCACCGTTACAACCCCCACTATTGCTGCAACTGGCGCAAGCGGTTCATTTGTGCTGCCAGCATCGATGAATTTCCCACTTTTAGTCGCTGCCCCAAAAGCACCGTTCTACATCAAAGCCATTAGTTCGGGCACAAACACCCTCTACATTACCGCTTGCCAAGCGGATTAAGGCTGCCCTATGGCTAATTCAGCCGCGACAACGTCAACGATTAACATCGTTCCCGTTCAAGGGATATTCCAGCCCGAACCAACGTTTGACCTGGTGACGTTGATCGGACCAGCTGGGACACCGTTCTATGCAAACATTAATCCCGTTCAATCGGGATTGACTATTACCAATAGCACGATTAATAGCAGCGTAATCGGCGGATCAGTTCCCGCAGCTGCCACGTTCACCAACATTGCAACGACCACGGGCACGATCACCACAACGCCTAGCGGTCCAAACGACATTGTTAACCAGGCGTATGTTGACGCGGTCGCGCAAGGTTTGTCGTTTAAGCAGCCAGCCAACTACACCACAACGGGAAACATCACGCTATCAGGCCTGGCAGTCCAGGCTAACGGTGATTGGACTTCTACATTAACCGCGGGCGATCGCATCCTGGTTAAAAACCAAACAACTGGCGCGGACAACGGAATTTATGTGGCTGCAGCTGGCGCATGGGCTAGATCATCGGACGCGAATACTTGGAATGAAATCGTTTCGGCCTATTTGTTTGTCCTGGCTGGAACAGTTTGGGCTGGATCGTCCTGGGTGGACACAAACCAGCAAGGCGGCACTTTGGGCACTACGCCCATTACGTTTACGCAATTCTCGAACAACGCAACCTATACAGCTGGCACGGGTTTAACCCTGGCTGGCTATCAATTCAGCATTACGCCCGTGGGCACAGCTGGCACTTACGGATCGGCATCATCCGTCCCAGTATTTGTCACCAACGCTAGCGGTCAAGTTTCATCGGTCACTAACACATCGATCGCCATCACAAACACCCAGGTTTCTGGCCTGGGCACAATGTCCACGCAAAACGCCAATTCCGTGGCGATTACTGGTGGCACGATCAACGGCACAACAATCGGCGCGACAACTGCTGCAGCCATAACAGGCACTACGGTTACAGCGACTTCTTACTTCAGCGGCCCAGGAACGAATCTAACGGGCACAGCAAGCGGTTTATCTATTGGCGGCAATGCAGCCACAGCGACCAGCGCTGGCAGCGTCACAAACAGCCTAACAATCAATTCTGGCGGTGCTGGCGGTACTTCGCCCCAAACGTATAACGGCGGCGCAGCGATCACGATCAGCTACAACACCGTAGGCGCACCAAGCATTACGGGAACAAACGCTAGCGGCACATGGGGCATTAGCATTAGTGGCAACGCTGCAACCGTCACCAATTGCCTATATTCCACGGGTTCTTACTCGAATCCAACCTGGTTAACTTCGATTTCTGGATCGATCGTGTCGGGTGCGGTGGCTACAGCTACCACGGCAACAAATGTCGCGGGTGGCGCTGCTGGTTCGCTGGTTTACCAAACTGCAGCTGCAACCACTTCGACTTTGGCCCTGGGAACGACTAACTACGTCCTGACAGCTGGCGCAAGTGCCCCGCAGTATGTGGCCCAATCGACTTTATCGGTCGGATCAGCTACCACGGCGACAACGGCGACCAACCTGGCGGGCGGCGGTGCGGGTTATATACCCTACCAATCAGGATCGGGCGCGACTTCTTTTTTGGCTTCTGGAACTATAGGCCAAACATTGACTTCTGGTGGAACTGGTGCGCCGACCTGGTCAACGCCAGTAACTTATGCAACCGTCACGGACGATACAACAACGGCAGCCACACGTTATCCGCTGTTTGCCAACCAGACTACGGGCAACCTATCAACCGAATATGTCAGCTCAACCAAGCTGCAATTTAACCCTTCTACAGGCGTATTTACATCGACTAGCTTCACGGGCGCGGGCACGGGGCTAACTGGAACTGCAGCCAGCCTATCAATCGGCGGAAACGCAGCAACCGCAACAAGTGCAACAAGTGCAACAACCGCAACGAACCTGGCTGGCGGCACGGCAAACCAAATCCCATATCAAACTGGAGCTGGTGCGACTTCATTTGTGACTGCTCCAAGCGCAGCAAGCACCGCGTTGACCTGGAACGGATCGGCCTTCACCTGGGCGACCGCGGGAACAGCGGTAACGATTAGTGACGATACAACCACAAACGCAACCCGTTATCCATTGTTTGCAAATGCCACAACGGGCACGGTAAGCACCGAATACGTCAGTTCAACCAAATACAAATACAACCCAAGCACGGGTGAATTGACCGCGCCAGCACCTATTGCATCAAACGGCATCAACATCAATTCGGCTACGGTGGCAGCAAGCTACACAATAGCAAGCGGAAACAATGGCTTTTCGGTTGGCCCGATAACTGTGGCAAGCGGTCAGGCGGTGACAGTCACATCTGGTCAACGCTGGTTGGTACTTTAAAGGATAAGCATGAGTCAAGTAATTATTGCTGGAGACACAAGCGGAACGATAACGCTACAAGCGCCAGCGGTGTCTGGTTCTAGCGTATTGACTTTGCCAGCGACTACCGCAACATTGGCAACATTAACCACACCATCGTTTGCAAGCACCATCGGTGTAGGTGGTGCAACCGCATCGGCAAGCGGTGCTGGTATATCTTTCCCCGCAACCCAATCAGCATCATCTGACGCAAACACATTGGATGATTATGAGGAAGGGACTTGGACACCTGCTTATGGCTCTGCTTTTACAGGAACTTATGCGTCAAATGGTCAAGTTGGGTTTTACACAAAAGTAGGAAGATTAGTTACTGCATATTTTTGGATTCAAGTATCAACTGTTTCTGGAAGCGGTCTTTTATCTATACAAGGCTTCCCATTTTCGTCATTAAGTTCAGTAAATTATTCGGCAGGAGTTGTTATTCATTTGGCTTCTAGTTGGGGAACTAATACTCCTTTTAGCATAGATGGTGGTGGAACGGCTTACAACATCAAATATCGTGCGTCTTCTAACGGGTCAATTGACACGGGAAACATTAATGTAAGTGATTTAGCAACAAATGCATTTATGCGAGCCACTCTTATTTATTTCACATAAGGAAAACACAATGTCAACATTTACAGAAACAAAAGTAATTGACCAAATCACAGTTACCGAAAACGGCATAGTGCTATATCGGGAAGCAACACGCATCCTAAAAGATGGTGAGCAAATAGCACAGACATACCATCGTACAAGCCTAACGCCAGCACAAGACTTAACTGGTCATCCAGCCAATGTAGTGGCAATATGCAATGCCGCATGGACAGCAGAAGTGATTTCTGCTTATCAAGCACAAGTAGCGGAACAAAGGATTGTCTAAATGACCACTACCCTAAACGCATCTACTGCTGGTGCTGGTGGCTTTATTGCTACTGGTGACAATTCTGGCTCATTAGCACTACAAACTGCTGGCACTACGGCAGTAACTATTGATACTTCACAGAATGTGGGGATTGGTACTAGTTCGCCACAAGCAAAATTAAATGTTTTAGATTCTGCTGGTGGAACTGTTGGAACAGCATGGCTTGGTTCTGCCACATACTACGGAACTATTCAACATGATGGCGCTGTAAGTGGCGCAAATATTTATACTGTTGCTACTGCTTCTGGTGGTGGGCATATTTTTAAGCGTGGCACAACAGAGCAAATGCGTATCGACTCTAGCGGTCACGTTTTAATTAACGCAACATCTACAAGCAGTTTTTCTGCGGCGGCAAAACTTTGTGTTTTAGGTATTGATGGAGAATTTGCATCTGTAATGCGCGCCCCAACGACTAGCACTTACAACGTAATTTCTCTTGACAATCCTAATGGTCAAGTTGGTCGTATTCAAACAAGCGGTTCAGCGGCATTGTTTTTGACTACATCTGATTACCGCCTAAAAGAATATATTACCCCGATGACAGGCGCATTGGCTAAAGTTGCTTTGCTAAAGCCCGTCACTTATAAATGGAAAGTTGATGGAACTGACGGACAAGGATTTATTGCACATGAATTGCAAGATGTAGTACCTGATTGTGTAGGTGGCGATAAAGATGCTGTTGATGCTAATGGCAACCCACAATATCAAGGAATTGATACATCATTCCTAGTAGCAACACTAACAGCGGCTATACAAGAACTTTCAGCAAAGAATGACGCACTAACCGCCCGTATAGTGGCCTTGGAGACAGCATGACTGTAATCATTGATGGAACGGCTGGTATCACATTCCCAGTAACAGCGGGTAGTGCTTCTGCGGTGCAAGCATCTTCTGGTAGGGTGTTGCAAGTGGTAAATGCTACTTATGCAACACAAGTTCTTGCAAATAATGCAACCTTTATTGATACTGGATTAACGGCATCAATTACCCCATCAAATTCAACAAGCAAAATTCTTGTTTTATTAAGCCAAAATGGTTTATGGAAATCAAATGGTAATGTTGACAACTGTGTTGATTTGAAATTATTTAGAAATTCTACCGATTTATTGTCGCCAAACATGGCTGGTGCTATGTCGCAAACAAGCGCAACAACAATAAATGTAACTTCCGCTTCTATTTGTTATTTAGACTCTCCCTCTACAACATCTGCAACAACTTACAAAACACAATTTTGTAGTAGGAATGGGGCATCACAGGTAGCGGTTCAATATGCAAGTATTAACAATTCAACAATTACTCTTATGGAGATTGCGGCATGATTGATATTCCACAAACAATCATTAAACTTTACCCACAAGTAACGCATATTGTTGGTTTTGACAATCCTATTGCTTATGACGCTGAAGGAAACCAAGTTCAGTATGACAAGACAGCAGTCCAAGCCTACATTGACTCTCATGCCTACATAGCCAAACGCCAAGCGGAATATCCCCCGTTTACTGACTATTTGGATGGCATAGCCAAAGGCGACCAAGCACAGATTAACAAATACATAGCCGACTGCCTGGCTGTCAAGCAAAGGAATCCGAAATGACCGTATTTATCTGGAAGATTTCAGAAATCACATCCGAAGATGGCGCGATCACCCACGCTAAATATCATGTGACCGCTGAAGACAATGGCGACATTGTGGAAACCGAAGGCCATTGGTGGTTTAAAGACAAAACCGTAAAGACCGCTTTTGACCAGGTCAAACAAAGTGATGTAGCTGATTGGATCG